ATAGAAGCCTGCTAGCATCACCTTCCATCTGCGCAAAGAGAGCTGCCTCAGTAGCTGCAACCCGCTCGCCGAAAGTCCCAAACCTCTCAGCCATCCTATCAACGTTCATGATAGTATCATTGAGCCTGTCTGGAATCTCCATCGTTACATCGGCCAATGACTTGAGCGGAGCCTCCATCTTCGATGCAGCTTCAGTCAGTCCAGTCATATCTGACAGCAATCTACCGATTTCCCAGCCGGCCAATGCAGCACCGACAAGTCCGATTGCTCCACCGAGAGTAGTGAACGCTGCAGTCCATCCACGAGCCATCAATGGAAGCTTAGCTGTACTTAGAGTTACTCCTTCAATGGCGATGCTCTGCCTGGCGAACAATGAAGCTATCATTGGAAGCCATTTGGTGAGCTTGCTATACATAAGCATTACTGGGCCAGCAGCAATTACAAGTCCACCAAGACCAAGGATTACCAGCCGTACTGCCTCTGGAAGTTCCTTCCAGTCCTTGACTGCTTCACCAACAACCCTGGCCAATTCCTGAATGGCTGGTATCACTATCGGCAGCAGTTCATAGCCGAGTTGAAGCAATGCAGTATTTAGCTCAGCAAGCGATTTCTGGAACTTAACTCTAAACGCCTCACTACCGGCTTCAGCAGCGTCAACTAGATCCTTTCCTGTAGTGTTGGCGAGCACCTTAAAGATACGCTCTGCCTGTGTTGCGTTATCACCAACGAGATTCAACACTCCGGTAAGGGCTCGAATGTTGCCAAACACTTTGAAGATTGCTTCTTCATTGCCCTGGAATGTATCTCTGAGGTAGAACAAAGTCGGAAGCAGGCCGTCTCGCATCATCTGTCTCAATGAATCAGTAGATATTCCCATCTCTTCCAACTGCTTGCGTGCTTCTGCAGTTGGATTTGCGAGACTAGCCATGATCTGCCTGAGTGCAGTTGCAGCTTCCTCAGCATTAAGACCAACTAGAGTCATTGACGCCAGTGCAGCACCAACCTCATGAAACTCTACACCCATCGTTGAAGCGATAGGAATGACGCGGCCAAGCGTAGGTGCTAGAGTATTTGCCATAACGTTGCCTTCTCGAATGGTGGCAACGAGTGTGGCTACTGCAGTATCGGCATCAAGGTTAGATGAAGAGTACGCATTCATGGCAGACACTGCGGCATAGGCGATCAATCTAGTCTCGCCCATGCCGATCATTGCTGCCTTGGCAGACGCCTCGAGGATTTCTAGTGATTCAGCACTCTTGAATCCAGCAGAAGTGATGTAGTATAGACCGTCAGCAAGCTCACGTGCAGATCGACCAGTATCTACCGACATCTGAATGACTTCGTCTCGCCAGTCCATGACGGTGTTACGTGCAATCCCAACGAGCGACGTAATCATTGTAAGACTGAAGTCAAAATCAGATGCCATCTTTATCGCAGCGATACCAGCCCCGGCCAATGGAAGACTGACAGCGGCAGTAAGACCCTGCCCGAGTTGTCCCATCTTCGATGCGAAGTTCTCGACTCTGTTGGTTACTGAGCCGATATCCTTCTCGAAGTCACTGGGATCGGCAGAGAGCTTCACCAATAGATCAGCTACTGTCAGTGCCAACTCTGCCTCCCAAGTCCTTCGTGATTGCCTTGGCTATCGCCATCATCTGCTCCATCGACTTGCCGCTGGATTCTTTCTCTTTGTTGACGAATGACGGCATGAGGTCTTGTGGCTTTACTATTCTATCTGACTTCTTCTTTCTTGTGAAAATGTTATATAGAGCAGAAGCCACCAATCCAGAACCCCATTCGTCTCTGATTATCTGCAGTTGCCTCCTACGCAGAAGTTCAACGAACTGACATGGAGCAAGGCTCCAGAATTCGTCAGATCCTAGTCCAAGATCGACGCGGGCAATCGACCACAACCGCATCCAACTCAACTCTGGACGGTTATGGTCGTCCCCATAGGGTTTGATTCAGTCTTCGACTCACCATCTGCCTTCGTCGGAATCATGCCGAGCCATGCCTCGGTGAGAGCCGACATCACCTTCGGCCAATGGTCCTGCAGAATCTCACCGGTCCTTGCAAGCGTCAACGTTGGATCATCCTTCTTCCAGCTAGCCCAGCAGATAGCCCTCATTCCATGAAATGAGAGAGGAAGATTCATGTCCATGATGAAGTTAACGCCGCATTCCTTCTCGGCATCGCAGAGAGTATTGAAGTCGATACAGATCAACCTCTCCCTGTCAACTTGGACTGGGACAGCCAAAAATCGAGCGTTCATACTACACCCCGAACTGCGGTGCCGGATCTCCGTCGATCTGGATAGTTACCGAAGCGGTGAGGACTCCATCGACCGGAGCCTCTGGCGGCATGCTGGTCACATAGCCAGCGAATTGCCACTTCGTAGCACCAGGATTCGGAAACACGATCTGGAAATTGCGCTTCGTGTTGTTGAGATAGTCGGCGAGGAGTCCGCTGGTATGGTTGTGAGTCGGCTCTGTCGGGTCAAAGTTGATGTCGAAGGTGATCGATTCAGCCCTCTTCATGCCAGGAATGACGACGGCCCAATCCGACGTCTGGACAGATGCATCGTGCAGTTCGCGAGTGAAACCAGGACCACTGATGTCCTTGATCTCTCCGATGGTAGTGAACGCCTCGGGAGAACCGCCGTCCCCCTTCTTGATGAGAGTTCCGTGAGAACCAAGAGTCGTCATCTTCTACCCCCTTACCGGCCAGCCCAGGAAGCCGGAAGCCGAACAACCGCAATCATGATCGATGCATTGCTGCCGTTGATGTTGAGATACCCAGCTGCATCCCACCCGTACTTCGGGAACGGTCCAAGAATCACATTCGCAGAAGCAGCCAGCGTAGCCACACAATCCTTGGTGCGCCCAAGGTGGTCAGCGGCGCTGGCGATGGTGATGGTGTACGGAGACGCACCATCGTTACGAGCCATGATGACCTCTCGACCGGTGAACACGACATCGTTGCCGTTCGCAACATCAGAAGCTGCGAACGTATACACCGTGCCGTCATAGTCGAGCGCACCCGGCATGTCAACAGCAGTCAAATGAGTCCTTGCCATCTTAAATCTCCTTTATCATCGGGAGTCCGTCATATCCGAGTATCTTCGATTTCTCGAACTTCGGACCGTGTACAGACCAGATATGTCCCAGGATCTTGTCCTCGTAGAGAGTGTCAAACTCACAAAACCTACACTTGTACTGAGTGAAGGTACCCCACCTGCCAAGAATGTATGGTAATTCTATAGACGCCTCCATCCCTTCTTCTTCCTTTTTTTCGGATTTGTCCACTGGCGAAACTATCTGCTTGTCAGCAGGTGATTCCGCCTGCTTATCGCTGAAATCGCGGACCATCTTCTTCGTCATCCCGGCTCCTTTTCAGCAACATAGTTGCAGCCCCAGATCCATCTATCTTTGTCATCTCTTTCAATCGAGAACGGAGTCTGCATCGGAGTCAGCCTCTGGAAGAAAATTCCATCGACCATCATGTTGCCGATCAACTGCAAATCGTTATAGATGGCATGAGACTTCGACTTTGCCGAAGGAATCGACCTAGATCTTGTTGCTATCTGAAAGGTCGGCATCTCTGTGTTGACGCCAGGCTTGTTGTGTACAAACTCCGGAGCAAACCCACCAGATGTAGTAACTAATACCACATCGTCTGGAGTCTCAGGCAAGTTGTCGATGAACATGTTGACGCCAAGCGTCCCATGGCCGATTGACTGAAGATAGGCGGCTATGTGTTCACAGATCATTTGTAAACTGCTCCTGCTCCGGTGTACGCAGTAGACCTATCAACTACCACCAGACCTTCGATCTTCTTCCCAATCTTTCTCGCGATGCGCTGACCCATAGTGCGCGCCGCTTTCTGCGCCGGGATAAGAAGGAAATGCCTTCTGCCGCCGCGCGGATGATTGAAGTTTCCTTCGTGCTGAACCTTGGCGTATTTGCACATGTTGTTGCCATAGCCAAGGTAAACCACAAGATGATTTCCTTCAACTTGTGGAAGCATCGTATATCCAGTAGATCTAAGAAGACCAGTCTTCACTGGAACATTGTTCGGTTCCTTCGATTCACTCATGATGCCGACGCCCTCTTCATAGAGTGCAGCGGCCAGTGACATCTTGCTTTCTGCATGAACCTTAGACATCGTTGCTCTAAATTTCGGGAATCCATGCAAAGATATCGTCCACTTGAACCCTTTCCCTGTGCTCCCCCAAATGGTTCTCATTGAGCCAGGGTATGAGCGAGTGCCGCCTACATCGATGCGGCGACTACGATCCGGCCTAGATCCAGCAGGATCTGCTGAAGAGAACCTACTAGATGACCACGTCCTGCCCATTAGGTCAATATCTCCTCATACCTATTGCCTGCTTCATCAGGATAGGTATTTATTCTAATAATGATTGGTATCTCGCCACTCGGCAGGATTATCTTATCGTTGGCATCGATGCCATGATAGCCGTCACAGTAAATGGTGGTCTTACTGACCATTTCCTGTCCATCAAGCTTCCTGGTGAGACGTTCCTTGTCAACAATCCGACATTTAATGGTGACTGCAGTGCCGAATGTTGGCTGGCCATGGCTGTTGTAGCTACTCAACTGCTGCCACGTGATGGTATCTGTCATCATGCTGAGCCAAGGATTCGGCATATTACACCGCCGACTTGCCGATCAATGATCTGGCGTCAGGTGGCAATGCGTATGCCATCCTGCCCTGATCAAAATACTCGATCTCAAGCTCACCAACCCTGCGACGTTTGACATCGATGCCGCCACGTTGGTCTTGCTTATACCATGCCACAACAGTCCTGATGCAGGCTTCCTCATATGACTGAGGAAGATCGTAATTAATCGTTCCTGGCATTATGTAGCCAGCAACGTATTGGATAGTGATGTTAAGCTCTTCAGTGCCAGGAATGACGTACGGCTCGATGCTCCACCCAACCCATGCGTACATCTGCCATCCAGCCTCTCGATACAGCACTCCTGTATTCTTGTCCTGGATGACAAAATCTACGACAGGCTCTG